TCCCCTCGCCTAAAAGTAATCTTGTTAGCAAGATGTACTTGTAGCTACTGTAGCAGTAGTTGTACTACTGTCATAACTTACAACAGTGTATTCTGTTCCGTTATCGTAACAAGTCTTATCTACAATAATATCTTCCGAAGTGGAATCAGTCATTGTTACATCATCGTGAAATGTTACAGGGGAATAGAAGTCTGTAGTGTTAAGGTCATATTGTCCGCCTAATACTCTAGGTATAGCCATATAACCAACTAATAATCCTACAACAGCACCTAAGATGATTCCTTGATATAATTTCATATCTTATAGGTTAGTAGATTATTTTAATTTAGTACCGTCAATGTGTACATCAACAAGTAAGTCTTCATTGTTGTTCCAAGTTTTTAGACCAAACAAAGTCCAAGGTACATAATTCTTACCCAATTTATCAGATACTTCTTTAATCTCCATATTAGGAGTTTTTTGTTCTACCAAACGAGTTGCACCTTTGCGACCCATTAATAGATGCTCTATTTCAACTGACCATAAATCAGCAGCTTCTAAAGCAGCTAACACGATTTCACCAGCACCTTTGAATTTGATAGTCATATAAGTAGCACCATCAGTTGCAGTACAACCAGCTAATAACTTTTTACTAGCATTAGATAAAGCAATATAATCAGTACCAGCTGTACCTGTACCATTGATACAAGCAACTAAATTATCCAAAGAAGCAGCAGTATTATCACCTATATTAATTGAACCAGCACCAGATGGAGTTGCGTTGAAAGTGAATTCAACACCGTTAATAGTTACTGTGTCAGCTTCTGTTGGGTTATCAATCGGTGTCCATTTAGCTGTATAAGTTAGATTGTTTGAAAGATATAAGCTAAAGCCAAATCTATCACCAATAAAACCATTTTCCATTACTTTATCACCAATAGCTGTATCTTTACCAGCAGTATATTGTTGTAAAATTTCCAAGATTGTTGGAGAGATAACAGCAAAACGCTTGTCATTTTGTACACTAAGTTGATTAAGTTTTTTACCAGCAGCAGTAAAGATTTTATTGATGTTTCCTGTTGAAGGTGCGATAGCTACTGTTGAGCTTGTACCATCAATATCACCAGTCTTAACTGTTGATGTTGCGTTAGCATATTCTCCTAATACTTCACCATCAATAAGCTCGTTTAATACTTGCATTGCTTTTTCTGCAAATTCTTTTGCAGTATCATAAGAGTTTTGTACTTTATCAACTGAATCAAGATAGAAAGGAGCTACTTTAACTGTATTTACAGTCAATGTGTCATTTGTAGCTGTAATATCTTGTACTGTGAAAGCAGTACCCTTTGTGTATGATTGAGATATAATATCAGAACTGTATGGGCGATTTTCTGTATCACCATTTTTTAGTAAGCCTTTACCTGCATAATTACAGATAGCTTTAGCTACTAAGTTTTTATCACGGTATTCTTGCATTGTTGCTACCCAATATTTAGCATTTAGCAAGCCGTTTCCTAATGAATTTGCCATTTTATTAATTTAATTTATATACCTTTTCTTCTTGCGTATTTATCAAACTCTGCTTTACTCTTAGGGTTAGACATAATCTTTGCCATAGCTTCCTCATCATTAGTTTTGATAATGTTGTCAAAATCGTACACTGTATTAGTTGATTTCTTACCACTTTTCTTAGAACTTTCTACAGTCTTTCGTTTAGTGGAGTTTAAATCTTCTAACTTTACGATTTCTTCTAATGAGAGATTAGCGTATTTTTGAGTGAAAGCTAACTTCTTTAGCTTCGCAGTGTCAATAGTTTCGCCAGAATGATTGCCCTTAAGTTCTTTTAATTCAGTTGCATAGCCTTTTTCTTGCTTTGCATCATCTAAATCTTCTTTTGCTTTAGTAGACATTATGTCTAGTTGAGCAAACTTATCTGCAAACTCACTCTGCATTTTTTTAGAAGCACTCTTTTCTGCTATTTCCACGAGTTTCTTTACCTGTTCGGTATCAAAACCAGCTTCATCAGCAAAGGATTTAAGGGCAGTGTCATCATCCTTGACCTCTTCAAACTTACTTAGCTTGTCTTTGAGGTCTTGGTTTTCGTCTTTCCACTTAGCTTCCTTTTTTAAGTGTCTTTCAAGGCGAACGAACTTAGGTTTTCTCCCAGTTGGCTGGGCAGTTTCGTCCTCCTCCTCCACATCAGAGTCATCGTCATCAACGACTTCTTCTTCTGTTTCGGTTTCTTCTTCGGCTTCATCCTCTTTGGATTCTTCCTCTACTACTTCTTCAGTAGTTTCCTCTTCAAAGTCCTCATTCTCTACTTGTTTAAGTAGGTCTTGTTGGTCTTTGTCTAGGCTTGTTTGGTCATCAACCATATAAGTTTAGGGTGCATTACACCATTAATAATTAGATGTGTCCTAATTGCATAACAAAAGAGGCACATTGATAGTGCCTCTAAGTCTAATAACTCCGCTTGGCACAAAAATTAATAGTCTTATAAGACACTATCAATGCTGCCAAGCTGTTTTTCAATGTTCTTTAATTGTTTAATTCATAGTCTATTTGTCCTTCTAAGACATCTAATCTACTCTTTGCCCCAGATAATACCTGTATGATAGTTATCCAAGCCTTACGCTCATCTAGTACCCTCATCTTGCTCTCCACAGAGTCTTTACCACCAAGGTATTGGTCTGCTGACAGTAGATAACTTCTAGCGTGTTCTATCAAATTCTTACCTGCTGTTGTTTCTGCTAGTTCTTTATATCTTGATTCTATTAGGATTGCATCGTGAAAATGGTCTAGTTCTCCTTTGGTAACTTCATCAGTGTTACCTCTACCATCTTTAACCCATTCTATAAGTTTTTGTAGTTTATCGTACATAAGCCAAGCTATTTAAACATTACTTAATAACTGTTGTCTTTGGGGGTTTGCACCACCTACATTAGGTTGTGGTGTTCCAACTTCTCCAGTTGGTTTACCTTGTTCTGGTGCTATAGGAGCTTCTGCTCTCTCTTGTAGGATTGCTTTAGCCATATTCTTTCTTGCAAAGTCCATTTCACCAGCTAAATGTTGCTGTATTCTATCTTCTACTTCGGATTTAAACTCATTAGCATTTAGATAATCAATGTGTCTTCTTATGTGCATTGTTGTAGCACCTTTGTTTGGTTCTACATCTTCTTCTAGCATCTTTTGATTCTCTTCTTCTGCTATTGCAAGGATTTCTTTTTGTCCTTGATTTTGAGTATCCATTAGGTCATATATCTCATTCTTTTCAAAACCAGCTATCTCAAGTATGTTTTCTTCTAATACAGGTTGATTGATTAAAGGATTTCCTCTTTCAGATATAAGAGTATCAAATTGTAGTTTCTCTTGTCTTGCATTGGCTCTTGCTTCTGCTTGTAAACCTGTAACATTAATATCAAACTCTGTTAAATCATCTTTTACTACCTTTGTGAAGTTTACACCACTCTCTCCTGTCATTCTAATAGCCATAGACTCGTCTAAATGCTCTTTTAAGCCATTTATATATCTAATACCCATTCTTATCCAAAAGCGTCCATAAGAGCGATTATATAAGCCTAGTCTATCTGCTGCTTGAGCTAGTTCACCTTCCATAATACCAACCTTCTTATCTTCTTCATTTACACCTTGTAATGAGCCACCTATACCACTATTTTTAGCTTTCTCATTATCTAGTACACCCCATAAAGATGTAGTATCTCCTAAAGCAGGATATTTAAACTCATATATGCCATTTTGTATGTTTTGACCTTTTGTTTTAACAGGTACTACACCAGCCCATCTAGGCTCAAGTAGAGCAGGATTAGGAAACATCTTTGTATCATAGGCTTTCATTCCAAAGTTGTTATACATTCTGTTGTCTAGTGCCTGATTGATAATGTCAGATTTAGCAAGGATTATATCTCTTACTTGGTCAGCAGGTGCGGGAGTCCAAAACTCAAAGGCATCAGGATTAGTAGCCCAACTATCAATAGGGAATAATGGGTCACCATTCTCATAGTGTTTAGTTGTAAAGATTTCTTTTAGCTTCTCTACTCTTATAGGTGTTTTACTATTAGTTTCATAGAATACTAAGTATCTTGTACCTTCAAAGGTTGTGTACCATTGTCTGAATTTAAATTTACCTTTAACAGGTTCACTATCATTTAAACCCAATATAGATAGTCTGTTAGCTTTTTCTTTTAGTTCATTGTCGTTGTCTTCTCCTTTGTTCTCTTCACTTGTACCATTTTTAATATCTAAAACATTCTTTTGGTCGTATCTATCATCATCAACAAAATCATCTATTTGTTTAAAGATGTTATCAATACCCATATACATAGCGTTCTCTGTATCTTCTCCACCAGTATTATGGTCAATTAAGAAGTCATAAGGGTCTACTAATTCAAGATTAGATTTGTATTCAGGTTCACTCTCTCCATAGAATTGATATATAGCTCTACCATACAAAGCAGCACCTTTCTTACCTAGTAGGTCTTTGTATCCCCAGTCTTCGTGTTGGATTGAGCTTTCTACTTCCCATAACTTAGTAACCTTTTCAGCTTTACGAACATCAGCTTCTTCTATAGGTTGAAACTCTAGGTTAGGTTGGTCATCTATCTTAGATAAAAGAGTATCTACAAAACCTTGCATTTCTCCAAGTCTATAGTTATGTCTTCCTCTTAGTTGTTTCTTTTTCCTATCAAAGTATAGGTCTTCGTTAGGGTGCCAAGATTGAGTAATACGAGGATTACGATACTTTAAAGCTATATCGTATTCTTCTAGGACTTGTTTCATTATTAATGTTGTGTCTTTCATAGTTTATATAACTGCCAAGCTATATATTAATTCCAGTTGTTTTCCCATTCTTGGGTTTTAAAAGTTTGTTCATCGTTTACCATTTCAGGTTCTACTATTGAAGCATACCTGAACTCGTCAGCAGCGTGAGATGTAAAGTCGTGGTCTGGTTTATCAGAGAACATTCCTTTATTCTCTATCCACTTGCGTTTGTATTGACTTATAAGGTCAATCCATTTATTACACTTCTCTTTATCTACCCATAGTCTGCTAGACATTAGCTTGGCTCTCTCTATTCCTTCCTCTATAGGGAGATTAGGTATTATATCAAAGTCTATACCTAGTCCAGATGCTATCTCTAGTCTGCTCTTGCCTGTGGTAAACTCTCTTACCTTTATATCGTGTGGAGCAAAGTGCTTTCCATATATATAAGGTTTATTCATTAGTATTTTTACAAAATGAGGTAGTCCTTCTCCTGTATTCTCATAGTAGTCAATCTTTCTTACCTCTTGTCCTATCTTTTGGTAAAAGCCAATACTTGTTGCATCAGCTACTCCTAAATCCCATACTGTGTGAACCTTTAGTGCTGGGTCATAGGGTACTTGTTTTATTCTTGGTCTTAACGCCATTATTTCTTTAGAATATATAGCTCCTTTTATTGAAGCATCAAATGAACAGTTAAACTCTTGTGCGTATTCGTCTTCACTCATTGTTTCTCTTGCCTCTAAGAGTTCTTGCTCATCTATAATGTTTGTATCATCTGCTGTTAGTAGTAGTCCAAGCCATTTATCGTTTTCTACTGCTCTATTATACATTGTGTGAAAGTCATTTCTACCCTTTGGTGTTCCTATCCATATAGCATATCCTTTGTGGTCTGCTAGTGCTGGTCTTATAATTTCAGTAAAGATATTGCTAGGTTGTTGCGAGTATTCATCAAATACTACTCCCCATAGAGCCATTCCACGAAGACTATCAGGGTTATCAGCTCCATATAGAGTTATTCTACTGCCATTTTTAAAGTCTGCTCTTAACTCTGACTCATTAAATACTACTCCATCTACCTTTCTTGCGTATTCTTTTAGTAAATCCCAAGCTATATTCTTAGACTGTTTGTAAGTTGGAGCTACATAAGCATACTTACTACCATTAACATTCATTGAATCTCTTACCAAATGGTTTAAACAAGCTACTGTCTTTCCTGCTCTTCTATGAACAACTAGTACTTTCCATCTTTGTTTACCTTCGTGTAACGCTTTAGTCCACAACCTCGGTATGTAGATTATCACTCTCTTCTTGGTTGTCATATTCTCCCCAGTCATAGTTCTTTAAATTAATAATCTTCTCTTCTGGTTG